TAAAATTTATTAGTATATTTGCAACATGATAGTTGCGAACATAGTTTCAAAGAATAAAATAAACGTTTCAGAAGATTTTAACGTAGTTCAATCCATGGATGAAATAATCCATGGATTGCCTACATTAATTGTGGGTTTTGACTACATGGATAAACACTACCCAGATTTTAATATTTTGGATAGAAAGATTTCAGAAAACCTATATTGGACTTTTAAGAAAACAGAACGAAGAGATAAACATGACGAGGATTTAACTTGGTTTATGGTTAATTCTTACAACGACTTGATAAAAGATATTTCATATGTTTTTATCGACCCATTACAATACAAGACTAAAGTGCTATGGAAAATTTTAAGAAAAATAAATGAAATTAAAAACATAGTCACTTACGTAAATGGCGATATGGCTTACATATATGGCGAAAAATACATATTTGGGGTTGATTTAAGATTGCTAGAATATGTTGGGTTTAAAAAAGATAAGGTAAAACGCATGATTAAATCAAAAAGCTCAGTCTTTTTGGACCAAAACGAGATACTTATAGAATATAAAAAATACGTTGAAGACTTAGGGTTAAAAGTTAGATACTTACCATATTTATTTTCTATAAAAAATGAACAAAACAATATTACTAGCAACATTCATCTTCCCAGAGAGAGTTGATTGGTTTCTAAGTTATTTAGAAGCCAAATTTGCTATTACCAAAAATAAAGTGTTTTGTTATAAGAATCTTGATGACGAATCTAAAGTCATTATGACATTTAAAATAAATGTCCAAAAAGACAAGCCATTAAATCTTAAAAATTTATTCCCAAGTGCTGTACCAGTACATAAAAAAGGTGATGCTATTTATACAATAAATGCGTTAAATAAATTAATCGAAAAAAACTACCCAGAGTCAGTTGGAAACATAGATTACAAAACTGTGAAAATCAATTGGGAAGAATATCAAAACAAGATGATTTTAATAAATGGTGAAGAACTTACCATTTTTAATATAACTAGGGTTTTTTAGTGTTTTACTGATATTTATATAAAAACATAATACAAATTTAAAAATATAGTTATGGAAAACAACACTTCAAATAAAAATGTTCCTAACCAAAAAGATTTAGACAAAGCTTTAGAAGGATATTTGAACACAGAAAACCAAGACCCGAACTTAGATTGTAGTTCTGGTGTTTGTGTTATCAAAGGTGATAAAAGCCTTATTGAAAGAATAAACAAAAAAATAATCACCGAAGACGGTAGACAATTATTATTCTAATTAAATGAAAAAAAATAAACTTAATCCAGAATTATTGAAAGAAGAACTTAAAAAGTTTAGGTTGCTTTCTGAATATGATTTTTATGGTAAAACAACTGAAGATTCAGAATATGAAAAACCATTAGTTTTAGGTGCTGAACTAGAAGAAGCTGACGAAGAAGAAGCTACTGATGCAATCGCTGCCGACTTAGGTTTAGATGCTGAACAACCAGCTAACGATGCTGAACAACCAGCTAACGATGCTGAACAACCAGCAACTGACGAAACTGGTGATGACGAACAAACTGGTGAAATACCTAACGAAGAACCAGCGACTGGTGAAGTTCCAGCGGAAGAACCAGTAGAGGAACCAGTAGAAGATACATCAGATGATGTTGAAATCGATGTTACATCGTTGGTGAAGGGTTCAGAAGATGCTAAAGCTGCTGCTGACAAAGCTACTGCAAACACAGAAGTTCTTTTACAGAAACTTTCAGACTTAGAATCACGTGTTGCTAGCATGGACAACATAACAAACAAAATCGAAGGTTTAGAACAAGAAATAATCAAAAGAAACCCAACACCAGTTGAGAAACTAGAAATGCGTTCATTAAGTTCTTTCCCATACAGTCAAAAATTAACAGATTATTGGGCCGACAAAGAAGGTGCTTATGACGTTATGGGTAATAAAGACAAAAAAGAAGAATACGTTTTAACACAAGATGATGTTGATTATGGTTATAGTGAACCAGAAGTAAAAAGAAGTTTTGGTGTCAACCCAGACGATTACGAAGAAGAAGAAATTTAACAAATAACTAAAAGCCTCAGAAATGGGGCTTTTTTATTTTTATGAAAAATAAATTGGTTTTTTGTTGTATCATGAGAAATTTGTTAGTATATTTGTAGAAATTATGTGGCTAAAATTAATAAAAATACTTTAAAAAAGTTGTCTAAAATACTTGACTTTTCAGAGTTTTTTAGTATATTTGTAGTATCAAAAGTTAGTAAATAAATAACATAAATATATAAAACAAAAAGTAAAATGAGTAATGAAAAAAGTGCATTGGATGCAATGCTAGCACAGTACGAGAAGAACAACGCTCCTAAGTACGAAAAAAAATCTGAGAAGGTTTATGATTTAAAAAACTACTTTAACACTTACATTAAAGAAGGCGTTAAAGCGGCAACTAAAGAAATCAGAATTCTTCCATCTGAAAACGGTTCTCCGTTTGTAGAAGTTCACGGACATAAAGTTCAAGTTGATGGTGAGTGGAAAACATTTGCATGTTTAAAACATGAAAAAGGTGAACCATGCCCATTCTGCGAGGCTCGTGAAGCTTTGTTGGCCACTGGTAATGAGTCAGACAAAGAATTGGCTAAAAAATACAACGCACGTAAAATGTATGTTGTTAAAGTAATTGACAGAGCTGCTGAAGAAGAAGGTGTTAAGTTCTGGAGATTTAACCATGACTACCGTAAAGAAGGAATTTTCGACAAAATCCACGGTGTGTTGACGGCTCTTAAAACAAATAGAGATGTTACTAACCCAGAAACTGGTCGTGACTTAGCTATCACAATCCAAAGAAACCAAAACAACATTCCAGTTGTATCAGCTGTTGTTGCATTGGATTCTACACCATTATCTGAAGATGTTGAAAAATCACAAGAGTGGTTGGCTGATGCTAGAACATGGGAAGATGTTTATTCTGTTCGTACTTATGACTACTTGGAAATCATTGTTAAAGGTGGTGTTCCAGTGTGGGATAAAGAAGAGAAAAAATTTGTTGACAAAGAATCTTTGAAAGCTGATGATAACTCAACTTTGGAAGCTGAATTGACATTGGGAGTTGAAAATGTTAAATCTAACGTACAAGCTGCGTCTGAAACAACAAAAACAACAACTACTACACAATCGGTTGAGTCTGATGACGAAGAAGACGACCTACCGTTTTAATTAGGTTTAAACTAAACAAAAAGAGGTGAGGAATTGCCTCTTTTTTGTTCTAAAATAACAATTAAGAAAAACAAATTAAAATGGCAAAAAAACCGACAAAAACACCAATCGATAAAAAAGAATTTAACCTAGAAGATTTTAAAAAAGAACAAGGGTTAGACTTTCAAGTTAAAGAAAAAGATTTAGCATGGATTCCATTATCAGAAGCATTTCATGATGCTGTTAAGGTACCTGGAATCCCTATTGGATATTTTACAAGTTTTAGAGGTTATTCAAACACTGGTAAATCAACCGCTATGTATGAAGGTGTTGCTGGTTGTCAAAAATTAGGTATTTTACCTATTATTTATGAAACAGAAGGTAACTGGAATTGGGAACACGCTAGAAATATTGGTGTGGAATTCGAGGAAAGAGTAAACGAAGAAACTGGTGAGATTAATTACGTTGGGGATTTCCTTTTTATGCAAGGTGCTGATTTAGTAAAAATGTATTCTTGTTACGACCACCAACATAGCAAAATGGGTACGAAACCATTAAGATATGAACCAGTTGTAGAGGATATTTCATTCCACATGCATTCAATGTTAGATGCGCAACAAGAAGGTAAACTACCAAGAGATGTTGCTTTTTACTGGGATTCAGTAGGTTCAATAAATTGTTTCAAAGGTTCTATTTCAAAAACAACGAACAATCAATGGACAGCTGGTGCGTTAGCAACATGTTTCAAATCACTTATCAATTACAGAATACCAGCTTCTAGACGTGAAGATTCACCATACACAGCTACATTTGCTGTTGTTCAACAAATTTGGTTAGATAACGAAAACAAAGTTATCAAACATAAAGGTGGTGAAGCGTTCTTTTACTCTCCAAGACTTATTTTCCATTTCGGTGGTATCTTAACACACAGTACCGAGAAATTAAAAGCAACAATGAATGGTAACGAATATGAGTTTGGTGTTGAAACAAGAATCAGATGCGAAAAGAACCAAGTTAATGGCGTGGTTCAAAAAGGTAAGTTATGTTCAACACCACATGGTTATGTAAACCCAGATAAAATAACTGAGTATACAAAAGAAAACAAGGAATTTTTCAAATTGCACTTGGACACTGAATACGATGATTTTGTCGTAGAAAAAGAAGAAATCGGTTTAAGCAGAGAAGACATGCACGCTTAACCTAGTACTAACTATTAACTTATAAAATGTGAATAAAAGACCACCAAGAAACGGTGATACTGTTCAAAAAATTCAAAATACACTACTGGTAGATGGCAATGCCCTTTTTAAAAGGGCATTTGCTGGTGCCAAAGATGAGTATAATTCAAAAGGTGAACACATAGGTGGTGTTTACCAATTTCTCACACTATTGCGTAAATTGTTAACTGAAGACCTATACCATAGAGTTTATGTTTTTTGGGATGGTAATTTCAGTGGAAAACTACGTTATGACATTTACGAACCGTATAAAAGTGGTAGAGGTAAAGATTACAAAAACGGAACTCACCCTATAGATGAAGAAGAGATAAAACAGCGTAAGCTTATCTGGGAATACTTAAATGAGTTATACGTAAGACAATTAAAACATGAAGTTATTGAAGGTGATGATTTTATTGCCTATTATTGTCTAACAAAAAAACAAAACGAAAAAGTCACTATCTGCACTAACGATAGGGATATGGCGCAACTAATAAGCGAAGATGTAAGGATTTATTTCTTGGACTTAAAAAATTATGTTGATAATTCTAATTTTATTTCGTACTTTTGCTATAAATTAGAAAACGCAGCCCTTATAAAGACTATGATTGGCGATAACAGCGATACTATAAAAGGAATCAAAGGTTTAGGGGTGAAAACGTTATTAACACTGTTTCCAGAATTAACTGAAAGAGAATTAAATATTAACGAAATTATAAGTATTGCAAAAGAAAAACAAGAAGAAAGATTAAAAAACAAACAAAAACCTCTAGCCGTTTTGGATAACA